CAAGGAACCACAACCACGACCCCAACGAGGACCAGGAAGAAGAACCCAAACAGAAAGCAAAAGACGAACAAGAAAGAAAGACACAACAAACCACCAGACACGGCACACAGCCGCAACAAAAGACGGGAAAGCGCCCGACACGCAAGAGAAAACAGGGGGGACCCGAAAGCAGACGGGGGAACCCAAACCACACTCACATCTTTTTAACACATAGAGAGAAACCATTAGTACCACTTTGTACCTAAACACCCCCTTATAGGAGATATTTAGAGGACAACTAAATGAACAATAAGCGTAAACTAGAGCTTCTAAAGGAAGCCAAACGTAGAGAAAAGCTGGGGGCATACAAAAAAGACTTTGCTCTTTTTTCAAAAGAACAAATTAGGATTATTACAAAGAATGCTTCACAAGGCTTCGTTCCGTTTGAGTTTAACGAGGCTCAGTCTATCGTAAATAAAAAGATTGAAGAACAACTAGAGGCTACCGGAAAGGTACGAGCAATTATTCTAAAAGCACGCCAGCAGGGTATTAGTACCTATTGCGCTGCTAGAGTATTCTGGAAGACATTCTTCACTCCTTACACCAGGTCAGTTGTGATGGCGCATGATAGCGCTACCAGTGACGCTCTTTTTAATATGTCGAGAAACATTATCGATAACATGGAAGAGCCACCTGCACTAAACAAGTCTAATGCCAAAGAGATCTTATTCGAACATAACAAGAGTGGCTATAGACTCTACACAGCGGGTGCTAAAGAAGCAGGACGAGGAACTACCCCTACTATCGCTCATCTATCAGAAGTAGGCTTTTGGCAGTTTGACGAGCAGATACTCGCAGGACTCTTCCAGGGAATCTCTCAGGAAAACGGTATTGAGGTATTACTGGAAAGTACAGCTAATGGAGCCAGTGGAGAGTTCTATCGGTTATACCAGGGGGCTATGAAAGGTGAGAATGAATACATTCCTATTTTCCTACCTTGGTTTATTACAGATGAATATCGTAGGAAAGCACCAGAAGACCTAGACTTAACAGTAGAAGAATGGGATCTAGTGGAAAAGTATGAACTAGATAATGATCAAATCTACTGGAGAAGGCTAAAGATAGCAGAATCAGGGGAGCGAAAGTTCCGTCAGGAGTACCCTGCTAGTCCTGAAGAGGCTTTTCTTGTCTCAGGTAACAGTGTTTTTGACCAAGAGGTTATTAACAGTATACAGGTTATTGCTCCTGACTACGTTAGAGAGTATGACGATAAAAGTAGTTACTTTGAAGATGCTAAAGAAGGACACTTGGAAATATGGGTACCTCCTTCGTTCGAAGGTAGGTTTATTATTGGTGCTGATGTAGCACTTGGCGTAGGCCAGGACTACAGTACAGCAGTTATTCTTAATAAGGAGAGACAAGTCTGTGCGCTGTTTAGAGATAACTTCACGGATCCTAGTAACTTTGGTGATATTCTATTCTATTTGGGTAGATACTACAATAATGCCTTACTAGCAGTGGAAAGTAATAGTTTAGGAATTGCTACACTTAACCGTTTAAAGCAAATGAACTATGTAAACCTATACTATCAGACTAAGGCAGCTAATCTTCTCAATGATGAAGGTGGAAAACCTGGCTTTAGGACTACTGTCTCTACAAAACCTATGGTAATAGGAAACCTTAAGCGAGCAATTGAGGAAGAAGACATCTGGATTCCCTCAGACGTAATGGTTGGGGAGTTAAGAACTTATGTCTCAGCAGAAAACGGGTCAACTAATGCCCTCCCAGGAAACTATGATGATACTGTTATGGCTCTTGCAATCGCATTTGAAGCCTATAGAACACACCAACATAGGTTAACTGATGATAATGTCTCGTGGAGAGACAAGGTAGGCCACTTAGTGGAGGAGAATACACAATGGCTATAAGAGGTGATGATAATCATCCAGGACTCAAGAACCTAGTGTCTATTAAAGACAGCGAGATGGCTGAAGAATGGCGCAAAAGAGGACTTGAGGTAAGACGAAAGAATAAAGAGAAGCGAGATTTAGCAAAACAGACTATTCTTGCTATGAAATCCCTCGGAGATGAGGCACCTGACGCTATGTCGGCACTAAACTACGTGCTAGTACAAGCAATGGAAGACGGGGATACAGATCAAATCATTAAAGTTGCCAGTATTCTAGCAGAATATCAGGCACCGAAGCTAAGTAGGCAAGATGTTACACAGACAAACCTAGATGCTTCAGACCTCACGG